ATGGGAAGACAATTTTTGCGATCGACAGAGGTGGCTGGATAAATTCGATATTCACAAACAGAAACGTATGATAGCAGGACTCGACGCCGCCATCGGCATGTCGTCAAAGGAATTGGGGCGTAAGGACCTGAGCGTCAAGCTCGAGGTCCTCCTCAAACGTGATGACCCCGAGTGGGCGCCCAGGATCATCTATGCAGGCAATGACGCATTCAACGCAGTCACCGGCCCGGCTATGATGGTTGTCATGGAGCGCCTCGTCGAACTCCTCGCCCGCACCAAGGTGGGCCCTGTCAAGTTCAAGTTGGCGTACAAAACCAACGACGTTTCCATTGTTGAATTTCTGGATGATTTTTCCACACCCCATACGTACGAGGGTGACTTTAGTGCCAACGACAAGGAACAACGCAGCCGGACTTCATTGATTTTTGATGCCTGGCTTGAGAAACTCGCTATGCCACAATGGTTACGAGACCTTTTGATCGCTTTTGATGTTTACAGTGTAGGAAATCACTCGTTTGGAGTCCTTGCCCACTTAAAGTACCAGCTGCCCACGGGCACCACCGCCACCACCCCCAGGAACTCAATTTATAACATGACCATGTTCGCTGTCGCTTGCGCGCGGCAGCGGATCCCTTTTGCGAGGGCATGTGTCCTGGGTGACGACATACTTGCACGCACGTGCCGCAAGTTTTGCATCGTCTTGTGGAAGGCCGTGGTGGACCTGTTCAAGATGCGGCTTAAAGGCAAGGACGTTCAATTCATCGGGCAGGCAACCTTGCTGTCCCGACGCATCATCATTGCTGGTGACACCAAGTGTATGGTGCCGCTTTTAGGCAAGGCAATCGCCCGCTTCAATGCGCGGGCCTCGCTCAATTCCGCCGTCACCGATTCTCGGTACATGGCGGGGAAGAGCCTGTCTTATGCTTATGAGTTCAGGCACGTCCCTTTCATGCGCGACTTTTTTCTGTCGCGTTATGAAATGGAGGACACACTTGCCGTCACCCTTGATGATCTCACCTGGTTCACCCGGACCGCAGGTATCGACTTAGGCAACATCGTCCAGGCAATTATGGATGAGACCGTCTTGGTCCCCGACCACCTCTTTGCGGAGTGGTTGATGGATACTTACGAGCTGGGCATGTGTGATCTCGAGGAGATCATGACCCTGGTGATCGTGAACCAGGAGCGTGAGTTTATCACTCACCCCTCGGTGGATGACTTGGCGATCGATTGGTGACACACACCGCTTACGCGATTTCTCTGTGGACTTAGGTTCAGCGCTTGGCCGCGGTAAATCAGCCCAAC